GTTATTGCGGCATCCGATACGGCCTTATTTTTCTTTTCTGCTTTCTCTATCATCTTATTTGCGCGCTCAAGCTGCTCTGTTGTCAAATCGGTTTTTTTAAGCTCATTCATCGAATCAGTAACGTCTTTATACTTGCCGTTTTCAAAGTTCCTGTTCGCCATCTCAAGGGCTGCGTCGGTGAAAAGATTTTCAGACAAGAACTCGTAATCTTCCGGTGAAATTGCATCAGTAGCTTTTGCTAATTGCAGAAGATTTGCCATCTCGCCGACCTCGCCCCTCGAAGCGGCATCTTGGTATCTGTTGTCGAACCTGTCCCTTGCATCTTTCCTTTGATAACCAAGAATTGTTTCTGCAACATCCTTGTCCCAGTTCGGCGTGGAATTATTCAAAAATACCTTCAGACCGTTATTAACACGGTTATTATCTCCGTATAAAGATTCAATATCTGTCTTACAAGCAGCATCAACCTTATCTATGGCCGCTTTGTCGAATGGGTCAATTCCCCTCAATCCTTCTATACGGGCGTTTTGTATCTCCATCGCCCTTCGCTTTTTTTCTGAAAACTCCATAGCGTCGTTTGCATCCTGCATCTTCGCAAAGGCGTTTCCAAGCTCGGCAGAACCGGCAACTATGGCACGCCAGCCGGTATCGGCCTCTACAGGAACGTTCACCGCCCCTATCTCACCGGAAGGTGCTATCTGCGTATAACGAATTTCACCAGGAAACTCAGCCATTATCTTGGAACCTTAAAAGCTGGATTTTTCCACCCACCTTCATCTTTTTTTGCTTCTGCAAATCCGCCCAGTAACGTTCCACCCGCACTAGCAAAACTGCCTATCATTTCGTTTATACCGCGTCTCTTGGCGAGCTTACCCTGTGCCTTATACATAGCAGCCCTTGAACGCGCCTGACCGGCTTTTATCAACCCTTCTCGACCAATACCTATATTCTCAAGCTCCAACTCCGCCTCCTGTTTTGCTTGAGCAATTACAGGAGCGTCTCTCGTAGTAACTGCACCGCTTGCTCCTGCCCCTGCCTGCATTGCGCTTAATTCCCTCGCTCCTGCCTCCGCCTGCCTTAGCTGCTTGAACCTTGTCGCCGATTCTATTTCTCTGGCTCTTTGCCTTTCCAGAGAAGCGTTATATTCAGCAAGCTTCTGCTCAGATTTACCTTGTTGATAAGCAGAAATTCCGCCATAAACTTGCCCGCCAGCCGAAGCTGCGACAGAAGCTATTAACAAAGCTTCCAATCCCATCATTTCACCATAGCATAAAGATAAGTATCAGTTCCATCTGGCGCGTATTTTATCATCAATCCTTCCCTTTTGAAGCCGAGATATTCAACTAACTTTATTGATTGAGGATTATCAATTCTTTCGGTAACCTGCATCCTGTGAAGTTTAAGCTCTTTGAAGGCCATTTCAATAACGTCACGAATGGCGTTTATTGTGACTACTTTATGCTCCTGAGATTCTTTGGTAAGGCAAAACCATCCTTCGGCGCATCCGTTCCAGTAAACAACACAACCCCCGCAGCCAAGAATCACTCCGTCGAATATCGCCAATTTGGCCCAAGAGCTTTTTTGCAAATCGGGGAATGTCTTGGCCTGCGGGTCGATACTGTTCTCACGGCAATAATCCAAATCGGATTGTGTTGCATCTCGCATATCTGTCATCTGCCCACCTGATTTATTCTCGGTATCATCGCCCTTACCGTACACGGATAAGGAGAATTGCCTGAAATGACAAGATTATTATCAATGGAAAATCCACCGCTTAAAGTAACAACTACTGTTCCGGTAAACAGCCCGCCTATTTCCGAACTGTTTTTCCATTTAGCATCGTCCCAGTTAATATCAAAAAGTGAATTGATACTTCTTCCATATTGGGCGTTAAGAGTATTATGAAAACTTATTCCCATTTCATTACAGGAAACCACGCTCGCCATAGATGAACCGGCCTGCGTATTGATTATCGGTTTCATCGGCTCAAGTGTGTAGCGATAAGGAATACCGGCCTGCGCTTTAAGGGCCGAGACCCCTGAAGGCAAGGAAGCTGAATCGCTGGAAACAATTATATCCGTATATTCAACGCCATCGGCAAGTATTGAAATCGTCCTGCCGTTTAGATGACTTAAATTGGGTATGGAGGTAAAAGATGTTCCGAGCATAACGATTCTGTCTTCATAGGTTAAATCCTCGTCCTCGTAAGTAACTTTGTCGGCGTTGCAGTAAGTCATTCCGCAGTCCAGAAAATAAGCGTCTTCAATATAATCGAATTCTCTTGACGCCATTTTTTCTATGAAAATATAATCAGTCCCGGCTATATTTCTTTTAACAGTAAGCCATACGTCATCTTCTCCAACTCCGGTTGTAACACACCCGCTTTGCACTTGGCCGTCTACGGGCATTTTTGACCAGGCAATTACTTTCTCAGCCTTCTCGAATACCATAGCAATAAGAGAGCCGTTATCGAGTCCGCACCACAGAATAGAATCAGGATTGCGCTGATAAGCCATCCAGACAATGCCGGACTTAGTTATATGCTCTGCAAGCGAGGTCAGATTCAGGGCAACGTATTTTTCGCCGTTATAGGCAAATTCCCTTACCTTTCTTCCTACTGAATCAACGAAAAGTATCTGGTCGTTTATCTTTACCGCCTGCAAGTTCTTATTGCCGTAAGAAGATTGTTGTCTAACCGAATAATTCGTCGGTGTAATTGGCTGCTCCATCTTATTTGAGCCGATTCTCCATTCATCTCCTGACGTTCCAACAATAAGCGATTCGAGAGATTCAGCCCACGAAATATCATTGGCAGACGGAATTGTCAGCGCAAAAGAATCCGCATTCTTCTCGCCGACCTCGAAATTCTCGTAATCTCCAGTCTCGCTTTTCCACGCCTTCGGGAGTTTCGGCTCGTATTGGTCGGTAACAAAACCGGGAACAACCTGTGCCTGTATATCCGACATACCTGAATAAATACATCTATCCTCAAAAAATGTAACCGTTGTCGGGAACCCTCGTTTTTTGGACCACGCACCCTCGGACCATCTTTTTGTGGCATCTGTTATTATGTCGCCGGATAGAACAGTAGCTATTACCTCGGAAGAGCTGTATATTGAATTTACCTGAACAATAGTATTCTGAAGACTGTTGCTTACGGTTATATGCCCTCTTAATTTCGGGTCGGAATGAACGAATTGAGTAACAATCATTCTGTATTGAACATTATCGGCATCCTCTACTTTGGCTATAGAACCTTGATTGTCTTTTTCGCTCACCCATATTTCCACTGTTTCCCAGCCCGCACTATTCTCGTTTCTCTGAAGCTCTACTGTAGCGCGCCAGTTGCCGCTGGTCCCGGCGTGAAAAGCACCTTTGACATCTATAGGGTCGCAAAGAACATACGGAACGGCACTTCCTTTAATCCATACGCCCCTGCTGACTTTATCCTCTCTCGGATAAGTCAGCTTGAAAAGTGTGTTAATATGACCGTCCTCAAAATAGGAAATTGCATTTTCATCGGAATCCTGACAAGTCATAGAAACAGGCTCGCCTGTAATGCCTGAAACTGTTCCAGTTCCAGACAACCTGTATAACGGATGGCTGGAACCACCCCTTCCGTGTCCATCATCGGTAGGAAGCCAGCTTGAACCTCCGTTGGTAGAAACTACAAGGCAATCTTTTTCGTCCTGAGCAGATTTGAGTTCTTCAATCCAAGTTACTCTATTGCTTGTATCGCCCGATGTTGCTTTTAATTCAATGGCATAAACAGTATTTTTACTCAGGCTTATACTGCTCGAAAACTCAACTTCCCTCCATTCAGAACCAGCATACTTACCATTATCGGCAACGGCATAATAAGGAAGTGTATCACCGTCCGTAGTCTGAGAAGCCAAATCGCTTCCTGTTGGATAATAATTGTTTCCGCTTTTAGTTGTGTTTTTTATACTTATTGTTAATGTTCCCGGACTTCCAACTGTCCCGGACCGACACATATACAAGGTAACACCAGAAATATCACAGTCAACGGTCGGTTGAAAAGTCCTTGCAAGCCATCTCGTACTATAAGCTTCTGTGAAAGAGGACCCTTCTTTTTCATCTTTCATTACATATCCGCTTGCCAGAATCATATATGCAGTATCAGTTTCGTTGGGGTCTATAAGGTCGTTACGGAGCAGAAACGGGCCTTTGGTAAATGGAATTATCTCAAGAGAAAATTCGGGCACTATTGAAGTTCTCACCAGCTTTCTTTGTGCATATTTGGGGTGGATGAGCCACATCGTATCGCCTAACCGCTTACACTGAATCCGTGACAGGTCTTCGGCGATATAAGGAGAAGTTATTGCAAGACCGGAATCTATAATCTCGTCGCCTTCGTAATATACCCTTTCACCGCCGTAAGTTATTATACTGAATGGCCTTATATAAAGATTGCCAAATTCAAGACAATATGAAATATCTGAAGAAAAGTTAAATGGAATCACTCTTACGAATGTTCCAGTTGAATCGTATTGATTTTCAACGTATCTTGTTCCCGGCCTTCTCTCGGCAGGCCCGTATATTCTCGGAATCATATTCTCAAGCCGTCGGCAGCCGGAATTGTATTTTTCTATATCATACCGGCTGTCTATAAGACCAGAAAATTCGCCACCATTGAACGTTATTATTGCTTCGTTCATACTTCCAGCATCTCTGTTTTCACATATCCAATTCCCGTATCAGCCACCTGCCTCGGAACCCCTTCGGCGGTTAATCCGGTTTCATCTACCGATTCATAAGTTCTTTGCTGGCCCTGAATCAATGTCTCTATATCTTCTATAATGGAAAAAAAGTCCTCTGCGCTTACGTTATATTCGACAGCACCAACAACTGTTCCAAGGCTGGTAACAATATCGTTTATGGTAGAATCATAGTCTATTACCCACTGGTCTTCGTAGAACACTCTTTCCTGCTCATAGTAAAGATATGGTTCAGTAAGAACATAAACCGGCTCGTCTTCCCAGTAAAGGTCCTCAAGGAGATACGCTATCGCCTCATCGCCCGCCTCAAGGTCGGTAGTCGGATTAGCTGCGTAATAACCTTCACGAAGCTCGACTAACGGCTGCTGTTCTATTCCACGACCAGAACCATCCGGCTGATAGGCGGTGAAGACCAGTTTTCTCCCTGAGGGAAAACCGAATTTCACCGGATAGACCATCAGTAAATAAACCCGTATAAATAGCAGGTGTTCGTCGCTCCGCCGCCGCCGCCGGCTACTGTTATCTGAATAACGTCATCAGCTTCAAACGAATACGCCGCAGCAGTAGTAGCAGCCGGTACGGGCTGTAAAATAGCAGCCTCATACTGGGTATCAACGTTGGTATGGATTGTCTGAGTGTCGAGAAACTTCGTTGCGGAAGTCCCTGAGCTTCCAATCGTTACCGTGCAATCGACCGGGTCTGCGCCTACTACTATAATCGCTTGTGTCAACACGCATCTTTTCCCTGTAGGAACAGTATAAAGATTCGTAGTTCCTTCGGCGTTAAACGGCACATTGGTCGTTGATAACAACGCAATCGCTTTTTCTTTCAAATCCGCCAATTTATTTCTCCTTCATACATATATATTAAGTTTTATGGCCGAATCTTGCCGTATTCCACGAACTGTATCCGCTCGTATTCGATTCCGAAAAACACACTGTTCTCGCTATAGCTCTGGCGTCACTGTATTCTCTTTGCAAGGTATTTCTTAACGACGCCGTTGAAGTCCCGCCAACCGGGCCGAGAAACTTCAACGCTAAAGCCAAAATCAGCACTTCCGTAAATAAATCGTCGAAATCATCCGGGTCAGTGACCTTTTTGACATACCTGATATTGCAGGTATCGTAGTTGGTTAAAATGCGACTACCTTCGATAATGTATCTTGAATCTGCCAGTTCATAACCGTCGTCCTCATATACCGAGATTAACCTGCTGAAATCAGAGGGCACAAGATACTGATAATCCCATTCAAAGGCCGGGGTAGATGACGATACCGACGGATAACCCGTTGAGCACTGGACTTCATCGGCATCCGAACTGTCATAATAAAGAACATACTCATCTTCATACAAGACCTCAATCCCCTGCCAGTAAACCTGCTCTACCGCAGCGTTGGTAAGTTTTTCAGCGTCGGTAAAATCACCGGACAGATATGATAGCTCGTAAACAGTTTCGGAAGTGACCGAAAGTATCGTTGCCGTCGTATAAGATGAAAGACCGGTAATCGTATCTCCTGCAACCCAGTCGTCAGGAAGCGCCTCATTATTGATAGTAAGCGTGCTGATTTGGGCCAGCTTCGCTCTTGCAAGCGCGAAGTTCCAGTCGAAGCCCCTAAGAAGGGAATCTCTTGTAGTATCGTAATGAAGGTCGGCAATTACATAATTTTCACAGGCAGAAGAACCATTTTCTACGGAAGATATAATCGTAGCACCGATTTTACTCAACGCCTGATTGACGAGCGCTAATTCTGCCGCTGTAAAAGCCATAAATCACCTACTCAATAAGATTACCTTCCCTGTCACGCGGCCAGATATTCAGTTTTTCCCTGCCGCAGGGAACGGTAGTCATAATCTTTGTCTTTCCTTCCGGCTCGCCGTATCTGGTCGTATAACCGGCGCGTGCGGTTCGTCGGTCGATTTCTTCTTTCAGTTCTTTTTCATTAGCGCTAAACGAGACCAAATCGCCACTATCGCCTTTCGCACGTTTGAGGATTTCCATTTTATTTTCTGCCTTTCAAGCCACGTCTGGTCGAACTCTATTTTGCCGCATTCCTTACACAAATGGTATCTGACGCTATTTAATTTGCGAGGCATAAACATATACGAGCCGCATTTCGGACACCTGCCGTTACAGGCCATTATCAGTCCCTGCATTTTTTATGCTCCGCAATGAACTTAAGTCTGGCCTCACCGAAAGACAAATTCTCATCTTTTTTCTTTTCCTCTTTCTTTTTCTTTTTTTCTTCTTTAGCCATTTTTTGTCCCCATAAAAAATAAAAGGAAGGGGAGGATTATTCCTCCCCGTTTCCTTAGTAGCTAATTGTCATCATCCAGTTAGTAGTTCCATTCGCTGCGGCGTTATTATCAAGTCCGAAACCAACACACTGGTCGGTAACAACGCTTCCACCGGATTCTACGGTATTTGCCTGAGTATCAAGCGTGCCGTCGTGTCTGGCATAAACCGCCCTGTAATAAGCAACCTTGCCAACATAAGTCGTCTGCTGCGCAGACTGGCAGACACCATAAGTCTGTGTCCAGAAATTATATCCGGTCGCAGAAACATAGGTTGCGGCAAGTCCGGCAAATGACTTATTACCGGAAGTGCTTTCATACAGGATGTTGTTGTAGCTCGACGGCATTACATAACCGTAGTTGGAAGTCGTAATAGCTCTTTCGAGCGGCTCGTCGAAATACATCGTGCATTCACCGGATGTCGCCGTATAGGTATTGCCGGTAACAATCCTCGACATTACCTGACCGTCAGTTACCGTCTCGGTCGGCACGATAATAAGCAATCCACCGGCAAGGTAATCTTCGAGTATTGTCGAAGTTGTTCCATTAGTCAGTGTAACCTCGGTATCGCCAATCGCCTGAGCGTTGGTAAATACAGAGTAATCAATACCGTTGGTGTCACTGTCTATGGTATTGTTAAAGATATTCAGCCGGTGCGTGTAACAACTGCCGGTTGATTTTGAATACTTATACATTCTACCGTCCCAGGTCAGATACCTTGTGCCGTAAACAAATCTCTGCGTGGTCTCCGCAACACGAATGCCGTGCTTGTAAGTCGTAGTAAAATCAAGCGGCAAGGCATTGGCGTCAAGCGGACCAAAATCATATTGAAATCCCTTACTCATTTTGAACCCCTTTCCGGCCTTAGCCTATCAGTGTCAGACATTCGTGGACCTTTGCGCCTTCCATACGAACCGCACCTAAATCCATCTTGGAGTAAATTCGTGTGTTGAAGCACTTGGTAGTGTCAGGAGCCATCTTTGTTGTCAGGTCTCCTATATAGGCGAGGATTACGCCATCCTCAGCCCACACGAGGTTTCGATAACAGGTAGTCCCACCGTTAACTGTGGAATCCGAAACGGGAACTAACGTTGACCAGAAAATGTTAAAACCCGAATAGTAGCTTAGCTTGCCTTCGTGCGCGGCCCTGATAACATTGAAATCGATACTGGTAATTCCCTCAAGGCCCATCAAATACTTAATGTCCGAAGGTCTGCAAGCCCAGTATTTCGGGATATTCTCGTCAACGTTGGCGTCGTTGAAAACCTGCATCATACGATACATCTTGGCAAGCTCAAGGCCGACGGCACTTGTAACCGAAGCCCCGGTCCCAAGAGTCGTGACTGTGCCACCCGTAATCGCATCGATGCTTATGGACTCATCGACGAAATCTTTCGAGCTTGTTCCGTCCTTGCCGACATAAGCGGCTCCGAGCATAGCGTCGATAATAATACTGTCTTTTTTTCTTCCAAAAGACATCGAAAACGACTGCGTTGTCGAGCCGTTCAAATCGGCAAGTGTTCTGGCAAGCGCTTTATCGTCAAGCACGCGGCCCATGTGCCATTTAGTAGGCTTGACCTTTCGTCTGCCGTAGTTGCCTTCGGAATCCGGCGTATTGCCTTTATGGGTCGTATCTTCGGTCGGGTCCTCATCAGGACCAACGGTATCGAAGAAGGCCTCCTCGGCATTTGCCACCGTCTCCCTGCGAATCTTACTCGCAAACTTCGACTCTTTCTGCTGAGCCAGCGTGTAAAGATTCGGGCTGAACTTCTTGCAATAAATATCAAATACAGTAGCAGGCATAATTGCCTCCTTTCACCGAAATATCAAGTTATCCCGGCTTGAGTATCTCTTACGAAGAGGTCTTGCCTGCATTTTACGTCTGTTAGACGACGGTTTATACTTCCGTAAAGTTCCCGGCCATCTCTGGGTATCGGGTATAATATCAACCTGAAGAGGCTGCTATTTTTGCCAAATCATCTATTTCCTTTTCTTCTCTGGCGTAGCCTGCCGGATTGTCCCATCTCCATTTGGTGTGCGCCTGATGTTCGGCTATTTTTTCCTTCATCTTCGCATTTGCCTCGGCAGGCGTCATTGCCTGAGTCATTTCAACTTCCCTTAGAGAGCCGGATTCGATGAACTTCTTTGCTATAGTCGCAAGGAAATCTGCAACTATCGGCTCATTCCCCATCTTTTCAAGCAGCGATTCTCTATACTCACCCCCCTCTGAGTTGTTTTCAATCATATAAGTCGCAAGATGAAGTCTTGTTTCGTAAGCCGAACCCCATTTCTTTTTCAGAATCTCTTCGGTTTCTCTTTTTTCATTTTCTATATCCTGCTCCATCCATTCTATGTCGCGCCTGTCCATCTCCATCTTGTAGTTCAGGATGTCCTGAAAATCCTCTTGCTTCAGCCCTTTTTTGAAGGCGAACTGCTTAAAGTCCTTTATCGTATCGGGGTCGTAAAAGTCCTTGAACTCATCGGGAAATTCGGCCTTATAATCATCGACTTTTTCAGGACGGCCAAGCGCCATTTGAAAAGCGTCTATATCGGACGGAGTGGCGGTCTTCGGGTCTGGAATTATAATCCCTTTCTTGCCAACCATTCTGTCCAATACCCCGACCTGTTTGGTCAAATCCTGAATTGAAGAGACTTTTTTATAGACGTTTTCGTGTCTCATATCTTCAGGGACATAAGCGTCTATCCAGCCTTCTTTGAGCAAGCCTTCCTTTTCAATAAATTGCGTCAAATCAATTTCCGGTGCAGGTTGAGCAGCTATCTGGGTAGAGGTCGAACCATCCGACTGTGTCCCGTCCTGAGAAGTCGCTGTTTCGAGTGTCTCTGCTGGCATAATAAAATCCTTTCTTATCTGTTTATAACATCAATCGGTTTGGGCGGCGGCTCAGTAGCCATTCTTATCCGCTCGTCAATTTCAATTATCACATCTCTTAATCCGGCCTGAAAACTGCTTTTGTCAGGTGCTCCGATAACGAGGGTCTGCCTGTTCTTGAAACATATTTCACTCAGCCATTTATAGACCCTCGTTCCGGCTTCAAATTCCGTGAAAGTAGCTTTAACGTCACTATTTAACTGTTTTAGCTCTTCTTCGGTCATTAGCTCTTTGCTTCATCTTCGGCGGTCCATTTTTTGCCTTTACGGGCCATCTTGAGTTGTTTTCTAAGCCATCGAAGGTATTCGCCTCGCTTAAACTTAGGTGATGGCCTCATCTTGTGCCACCAGGTAGTTTTAGTCCCACTAATAATCTTGTCTCTTTTTGGAGACGCGGCCTCTTCCGGCAATCCGGTGAGCATTCCAACTCGTCTAACTTCTGGATTCTTCAGATAATCGACCATAATCAAGCCGCCTTTCTTTTCTTGTAACGCCTGTATTTAGCTAGGGCAGACCTT